AAAAGAAAGAAAACTTTTCATCTTTAAGTAACAAAAGTATATGGTGTACTGGTGTAAAGAGATGTAATAGTTTTGTGAACTTTCATATTTTTCATTACAGTAAATGGACAGACTGTACGAACAGAACGCCACCATGTGTGGCGTTTTGTGTTATGATAAAGAATATAAGTTAGGAGTCAACATGCCAAAAGGTATAGGTTACCCAAAAGGGATGAAGAAAAAATCCACAAAAGGTAAAAAGAAAAAAAAGTAAGTATGTCTTATAATAAAGAAATTGAAAAAAGATATAAGCAACAACAAAGATTAAAAAATAGATTTGATGCTGCTGCGAAAAAAAATGTTGAAAAAGGTGAACCTTTAAAATTAGCTGCAAACATTATGAAGCGTGATAAATTAAATAAAAGCATGAGTAAGTTGGCACAAGATTATATTTCACCTAAAAAGAAAAAAGGCTATAACTAATGGCTGAATACCAAGGTAAGTCTGTCAAACTCAATAGTCCATCTAGGATTAGTAAGGGTGAGCCAGGTTATGGTCGTAAAAAATTTAAAGTTTATGTACAAGATGGTGGCAAAGTTAAAAAGGTTATGTTTGGAGACCCTAACATGGAGATTCGTAAAGATAACCCAGAAGCTAGAAAATCATTTAGAGCAAGACACAAATGCAGTACAGCTAAAGATAAAACAAGTCCAAGATATTGGTCTTGTAAGATGTGGTAAGGATAAGTTATGGCAGCTAAAAAAGGTTTATACCACAACATGAACAAGCGTAAAAAAGCAGGAACAAGTAGGTCCAAGAAAAACTCTACAATTAGTCCAGAGGCTTACGCTAACATGAAAAAAGGTTTTCCTAAAAAAAGAAAAAAAATTTGAGTATTGATATACCCTGTCCAAAATGTGGAGAGGTGTTACTACCCAAGGACAATATGAAGTGTAAAAATAAAGAATGTACTGGTTATGTCAGATAGAAAATTATGTTACGCTGCAGGGTGTAAAAGAGTTCTTAGTGGTAAGCGTAGAAAATATTGTAGCGATAGATGTGCTAACAGAATACAAACACAAAAAAAACGAGCTAAAGCAAAAGGCGTTCAATGGGTACAAAAAGAAGACGAATTAGTTATACCTAGTAAACAAAATGTACAAAGTCGTAGAGGTGTAGTTTATAACGACCTAAAAGAATCAGGTCTAGGTAAAGATATACTTACACAAAAAACAACTATACAAGATGTAGCAAAGATACTTGAAACTTCTGTAGCAGCAGTATCTATGGCGTATCAAGCATACATAGAAGATTTAGAACAAGAAGAAGCAAGAAAGACTTGGGAGTTACCACAGGTAGCAGAAAAATCATTACAAGACTTTAGAGATTTTAGAGACAGATATTTTCAAACAGAAACAGGTGACGCATACGAAACACCAGATTTTCACATCAAATGGATTAATTCTATCTTAGAAGCAATAGAACATGGTAATCAGCAAATGATACTATCGCCACCACGACATGGTAAGACTGACTTGTTAATACATTTCGCAGTATGGTTAATATGCACAAAACCAAACATAAGAATATTGTGGGTTGGTGGTAACGAAGAGATTTCAAAGAATGCAGTTAGTTCTGTACTTGACCAACTAGAAAGTAACGAATTACTAATAGAAGAGATATGTGGACCAGGACCTAAGTTTAAACCTACAAGTAGAACTGGTAAGTCATGGTCACAAAATGGTTTTACTGTTGGTACTCGTACTGTTACTGGTATTAAGTCTCCTACTATGGTTGGTATAGGTAGAGGTGGTAAAATACTTTCTCGTGACTGTGACATAATTATTGCTGATGACATTGAGGACCACAGTTCTACTATGCAACCTGCATCAAGAGAGAACACAAGAAACTGGTGGACTACAACATTATCAAGTCGTAAAGAGGAACATACAGCTATGGTTGTTATAGGTTCAAGGCAACACTATGACGATTTGTATTCTCACTTGTTAGACAACGAATCATGGTTAACTATTGTAGAAGAAGCACATGACACAGCTTGTTCAAAACCAGATTGGGATAATGAGTTACATCAAGACTGTATGTTGTGGGCTAAAAAAAGAACATACAAATGGCTTATGGATAGAAAGAAAGCTGCAGAGACTACAGGTGGTAGAGCAATCTATGAAATGGTATATCTTAATGTAGCTATGCCAGATGGTATGAGTTTATTTGACAGACCAGAGATAGAAGAATGTAGAGACCAAAACAGAGACATAGGACATATACCAACTAATGTAAGATTAATTGCAGGACTTGACCCTGCGTCAACAGGATACCAGGCTGCGTTTTTGTGGGGATATGACCAACAGACAGATAAGTTATTTATGATAGATATGGAAAACAGTTTAGGTGGTGGTATTCCAGTAGCACTAGAAATAATAAAACAGTGGTATCAAAAATATAACTTAGCACATTGGGTTATTGAAGAGAATGGTTTTCAGAGAGCAATACGACAAGATAAATCAATTAGAGAGTTTGCAGGAAAGCATGGTATCTTTTTAGAAGGTACACAAACTTATGGCAACAAGCATGACCCAGTATATGGTGTTACAGCTATGAGACCATTGTTTGAGCAGAAGCTAATTAATTTACCTTATCGTAGCTTTGAAGCACAAGAAAAGGTAAACTTATATACAAGTCAGTTAGTATATTTTAGTTCTGCACAAAACAAGAGTAGAAGTGTAGGACAGAAGTCTGACTTAGTTATGGCGAGTTGGTTTCCAATGAAAACAATAAGGCGTTTACAAAAAGAAAGACTTGCTACAATGGGTATGGAATATGAACCTAGCTTTAGTGGATACTCTGGGCTAGATATAGATATAGATGTTTGGAGAACATGAAAACAGCAGATGAGCTTTATGCAAGAGTTTACGAACTTAGAGCTATGCACTCTGATTATGTAGGCGATAAAGAAAACATAAGAGCTATTATGAATGGTGGTGCAGATGGATTAAAAGCATTACTTGGTAAAGATATGCGTGATATGGATTATAAACAATTACCAGCACCTAACTTGTTAATGTCTGCATTAGAAAGATTTGCACAAAAATTAGGTAGAGCACCAGATTTAAAAGTAGATATATATAACGATAAAGATTCAGAAAGAGCAACTAAGAGAGCAGAAAAACTAGAACGAATCGTACACGCGTATGATGATATGCAAAAACTAGATAAACAATTACCACAAATAGGTAGATGGTTACCTGGTTATGGTTTTGTTGTATGGATACTAAAAGAAAAGAAAGATGCTAATGGAGTACCTTATCCAGTAGCAGAGATAAGAGACCCTTATCTATGTTATCCAGGATACTTTGGCGTAGACCAACAACCAAAAGAATTAGCTGTAGTACAAAGAGTACCTCACACAACACTTGCAGAGATGTATCCAAAACATAAAAATGTAATACTTGATGAAGTTAGTTCAGAATATAATACTATGGCGTATCTATCTAGTTACGACCAAGGATGGGCTAACGCAGATGGTACAGGTAAAGTAGTTGCAGAGTATTATGATGAAGAAGGTACTTATGTATTCTTACCAGAAAACAGAATTATATTAGATTTTATTCCTAACCCTCTTAAATCAGGACCAAGATTTGTTGTAGCAAAGCGTTACAGCTTTGACCAAATGCAAAGTCAGTTTCATCATGTAATTGGCTTGATGGCAAATATGGCAAAAATCAATGTTCTATCTGTTATTGCTATGGAAGATGCTGTGTTCACAGAAACCAACATCATTGGCGAGATAGAATCTGGACAATATAGAAAAGGTAGATTCGCAGTCAATTACTTGACACCTGGTTCGCAAGTTAGCAAACCAACTAATAATTTGCCTTATCAATTGTTCCAACAAATAGATAGACTTGAAAGACACCTAAGACTAGGTTCTGCATATCCAGTATCAGATGATGGACAAAGCCCTAATGCTTTTGTTACTGGTAGAGGATTAGAAGAACTAGGACAATCTGCATCACTTCATGTAAGAGAATATCAAACAGTATTAACTGATGCACTAGAAGAAGTAGATTCTAAGAGATTAGAGTGGGATGAG